ATTTACTGTTAGTTGCAAAGGTTGTCCGCTTAATGGAAAAGATTTGGTGTGTGGTACATATCTTGCGGAGTACATAAAAAACGAGCCTGCACCTGCGGCAACAGGCACAAGCTCGGAGGTATCTGTAAAAGAAGATACCGATAACATACAATTTAATGGTAGCACAAAAGAGCAGATTTGTCAAGCATATGATACCGCAGACAAAGCCTGTGCAGATATACTCGATATCTATGAGGGAATGCCGGCATGTGAGCGTAGAGCTTTTGATATCGGAGAAGTGTACGGAAAAATATGCAGCACAAGGGATAAGCTTGAAAATATGAAAGGAGCGAACTAAAATGTCAGTAAAAATAAACTCACTTGAATTTGAAAACGTAAAGAAGATAAAAGCCGTGCAGCTTGAGCCTGCAAAGAATGGACTTACTGTTATCGGCGGTAAGAACAGGCAGGGCAAGACCTCTGTCCTTGACGCTATCGCTTGGGCACTTGGGGGAGATAAGTACAAGCCGTCCTCTCCTCAGCGTGAGGGGTCTGTTGTCGAACCGCATTTGAAGATAACTCTCGACAATGGTATCGTGGTGGAACGCAGCGGCAAGAACAGCTCCCTCAAAGTCACGGACGCCACAGGCAAAAAAGGCGGTCAACAGCTTTTGAACAGCTTTGTTGAGCAGTTTGCACTTGACCTGCCACGATTTCTTACACAGTCAAGCAAGGAAAAAGCTTCAACTCTGCTGAAAATAATAGGCGTGGGTGATACGCTCTATCAGTTGGAACATAAGGAACATTCACTCTATGACCAGCGAACGGCTATCGGCAGGATAGCTGACCAGAAGTCTAAGTTCGCAAAGGAAATGCCTGTGTACGCAAACGTTCCTTCCGAGCCTGTTTCGGCTTCGGAGCTTATCAGACAGCAGCAGGATATACTTGCTCGCAACGGCGAAAATCAGCGTAAGCGTGACCAGAAAGAATACTACGAAAAGCAGTTGGAGCTTGCTAAGTCCGCATATGAACGTGCAAAAGCAAGCTATGAAGCGGCAGTGAACAACTTCAAGCTTGCAAGCCTTGACGCACAAGACCTTGTGGACGAAAGCACGGCGGAGCTTGAAAAGAATATCTCAGATATCGAGGAGCTGAACAAGAAGATAAGAGCAAACCTCGACAGGGAGAAAGCTGAGATAGACGCTGAGGACTACCGTTCACAGTATACATATCTCACTGAGCAGATAGAGGACGTAAGGCAGGCTAAAACCGACCTGCTGGGCAGTGCCGACCTGCCCCTTGAGGGCCTTTCCGTTGAGGACGGAGAGCTGCTGTATAACGGGCATAAGTGGGACAGTATAAGCGGAGCAGAACAGCTTATCGTCGCTACCTCTATCGTGAGAAAGCTCAACCCTGACTGCGGTTTTGTACTGCTGGACAAGCTTGAACAAATGGATACCGACACCCTTGATGGCTTCGGCAAGTGGCTCGAAGCACAGGGCTTGCAGGCGATAGCCACAAGAGTTTCTACAGGTGACGAGTGCAGTATCATAATCGAGGACGGCAGGTCAATGGACAATGATAAGGCAGAAAACACAGAAACGAAAACTTGGAAAGCAGGTGCATTTTAATGTATGAGATAACATCAGGAGTTGTAAGCTCCGCACAGAAAGTCGTGATATATGGTCCTGAGGGCATAGGCAAATCCACCTTTGCGGCTCAGTTCCCCGACCCTGTATTTATTGATACTGAGGGCAGCACAAAGAAGCTGAACATCAGACGTTTTCCTAAGCCAACAAGCTGGGAAATGCTCAAAAACGAGGTAAAAGAAGCTATGAACGGCAGGCTCTGCAAGACCCTTGTCATTGATACATTTGATTGGGCTGAACAGCTTTGCATTGAAACGATCTGCTCGGCACATCAGAAGAAAGGCATTGAAGATTTCGGCTACGGCAACGGCTATGTTTACGAGAAAGAGGAGATAGGCAAGTTTCTTAATCTCTTGCAGGAGGTAGTTGACAGCGGTATCAACGTTGTGCTTACAGCTCACGCTCAGATGAGAAAGTTTGAACAGCCTGACGAGCTTGGTGCTTATGACCGTTGGGAACTGAAACTCGGCAAGAAAACTTCTTCTCAGATATCGCCTCTTGTGAAAGAATGGGCTGATATGGTGCTGTTTGCAAACTACAAAACATATGCAGTAGCTGTGGATAAGGACGGCAAGAAGTTCAAGGCTCAGGGCGGTGACCGTGTTATGTACACCACACATCACCCTTGCTGGGATGCTAAAAATCGTGACGGACTTCCACCTGAAATGCCTTTTGAGTATAGTGGTATAGCTCACCTGTTTGCGTATACACAGCCTGCTGAAATGCCTAAGCCTGTGCCTGCACCGACAGTTCAGACAGCACAGCCTACACAGACCGCACAGACTGCCACACAAAAATCTGACGAGCCTCTTACTGATCTCAGCGGCTTTGAGGACGTCGCACCACCTATCGTTATCCCTGATGGCATACCGAAAGCACTTGCGGACCTTATGAGAGCCAACAGCGTAAGCGAATCGGATATACGTCTTGTGGTATCTCAGAGAAACTATTTCCCTTATGATACCCCTATTACAAACTATCCTGACGACTTTGTGCAGGGCTGTTTGATAGGTGCTTGGGAGCAAATGCTGCCGCTTATCAGAGAAAATCAGAAAGTACCATTTTAAAAGGAGGACAACACTATGGATAATTTTATAGAATACGGCTGGGAAGATGAGATAGTCAACGAGGGTGGGGACTTTGTCCTGCTCCCTGAGGGGGACTATGACTTCACCGTCAGCAAGTTTGAGCGTACAAGATACGAGGGGTCGGCAAAAATGCCGTCCTGCAATATGGCAAAGGTCACATTCACCATTTGGGGTGCAGAGGACAGCGTGGAGATAACAGAGAACTTCTTCCTTTGCAACAAGTTTGAGTGGAAGCTCTCAGCACTTTTCCTGGCTCTCAGTCTGAAAAAACATGGCGAGCCGCTGAAAATGAACTGGAACGCTATCACAGGCAGAAAGGGCAAGTGTCACGTCTACGTTGACAACTACAAGAACAAGGACGGTGAGGACAGGCAGTCCAACAAGATTAAGAAGCTCTATGCCTATGACGAGAATGTGACTACCGTTCAGCCTGCTCAGACGCAGACACCGCAGTATAGCCAGCCTGCTCAGACAGGTGGCTGGAAAGCCGGTGCGTTCTGATGATGAATTTAAGACCATATCAAAACGAGGCTAAGCTTGCTATACTCGAACAATGGTCTGAGGGAATAAACAAGGTCCTTGCAGTTCTGCCGACAGGAACGGGAAAGACAATACTTTTCTCGGCTGTTACGGAAGAATGTGTGCGGCAGGGTAAGCGTGTGCTTATCCTTGCCCACAGGGGCGAGCTGCTTGACCAGGCGGCGGACAAGCTTATGAAGTCAACAGGGCTTGGCTGTGCCACCGAGAAAGCAGAGCAAAGCTGTTTAGGCTCTTGGTATCGTGTAGTAGTAGGCTCAGTTCAGACCCTTATGCGAGAGAAAAGGCTCAAAGGCTTTTCGGAAAATTACTTCGATACCATTATCATTGACGAGGCTCATCACGCTATCTCAGACGGCTATCAGAGAGTGCTTGACCATTTTCCTGAAGCTCAGGTACTGGGGGTAACAGCTACACCTGACAGGGGCGATATGAAGAATTTAGGCTCGGTGTTCGACAGCCTTGCATATGAATACACCCTGCCGCAGGCTATCAAAGAGGGCTATCTTTCACCTATCAAGGCTATAACCATACCGCTGAAACTTGACCTTTCGGGAGTTTCAACTCAGGCAGGAGATTTCAAGGCAAGTGATATCGACACGGCACTTGACCCTTATCTTTATCAGATAGCTGATGAAATGCTCAAATACTGTAAGAAACGCAAGACAGTTGTGTTCCTGCCGCTTGTCAAGACCTCTCAGAAGTTCCGTGATATCCTTATCAGCAAGGGGTTCAACGCCGCTGAGGTCAACGGAGAAAGCACAGACAGAGCGGAGATATTAGAAGCTTTCGACAAGGGCGAATACAACGTGCTGTGCAACTCAATGCTCCTCACAGAGGGGTGGGACTGTCCGTCAGTTGACTGCGTTATCGTACTAAGACCAACAAAAGTGCGTGGGCTTTACTGTCAAATGGTAGGCAGAGGCACAAGACTTTGCGAGGGAAAGACAGAGCTTTTACTGCTCGACTTTCTATGGCACACAGAACGCCACGAGCTTTGCAGGCCTGCACACCTTATCTGTCAGAATGAAGAGGTCGCTGAGAAAATGACCGAAAACCTTGCCAATGAGGCAGGCTGTGCAGTGGATATCGAAGAGGCAGAAAAACAGGCAAGCGAGGACGTTGTGGCACAGCGTGAAGAGTCTTTGGCAAAGCAGCTCAAAGAAATGAAAACACGCAAGCGAAAGCTTGTTGACCCTTTGCAGTATGAAATGTCAATACAGGCTGAGGACTTGTCCTCATATGTTCCTGCTTTTGGCTGGGAGTGTGCTCCTGCTACCGACAAACAGAAAGCAAAGCTTGAAAAGCTGGGCATTTTCCCTGACGATATAGACAACGCAGGCAAGGCAAAGCTTATCCTTGACCGACTTGAAAAGCGCCGCAATGCAGGACTTACCACACCAAAGCAGATAAGGCTGCTTGAAAGCAAAGGTTTTGAACACGTCGGCTCATGGAGCTTTGACAGCGCAAGCAGTATGATAGCCCGTATCTCTGCCAATGGTTGGAGAGTGCCGAGAGATATCGACCCGAAAACATACACACCTGAGAACTAAGGAGAAGTGAATGGATAACACAAATTTGCTTAAAATGCTTGAATACATAGACCCTGCAAACTGCGATTATCAGGAATGGGTCAACGTGGGAATGGCTCTCAAGCACGAGGGCTATTCCGTGAACGACTGGGACAGTTGGTCGAGGTCAGACAGCCGTTATCACAGCGGTGAGTGCGAACGCAAATGGCAGAGCTTTAACGGCAATGCTCAGCCTGTGACCGCAGGAACTATCGTGCAAATGGCTAAGGAACGTGGATACAGCCCCAGAGAGTTTCAAGCATATGACTGGGACGGCGAGATAGTTGCAGAAGAAAGCAGTCCCCTTGTAAACGGCGGTGAGGGCATACCGATCACCGAGCCTGCCCAATGGGATCCTGTCAAGGAGATAGTCACCTATCTTGAAACACTCTTTGAGGCAGGAGAGAACGTGGGCTATGTTACGCAAACGTGGGAAACAGAAAAGGACGGCAAGACCAAGTATCTGCCCACAAAGGGCTGCTGTGACAGGACTGCAGGTGAGCTTATCAAGAGGCTTGGCGAATGTAACGGCGACATTGGTGCTGTGTTTGGCGACTACAAGGAAGAGGCAGGAGCGTGGATACGTTTCAATCCTCTTGACGGCAAGGGCGTAAAGAACGAGAATGTAACAGACTACCGCTATGCCCTTGTGGAGAGCGACAGTATGCCAATAGAACAGCAGAACGCTGTGATGAGAGAGCTTGAACTTCCTATCGCTGTGCTTGTATACAGCGGTGGGAAGAGCGTACACGCTATCGTCAAGATAGACGCTCCCAACTATGATGAATACCGCAAGAGGGTGGACTTTCTCTACAAAGTGTGCAAAGACAACGGTCTTGACATAGATAAACAAAACCGCAATCCCTCACGTCTTAGCCGTATGCCTGGTGTGATGAGAAACGGCAAGAAACAGTTCATTATTGACAAGAACATAGGCAAAGAAAGCTTTTCGGAATGGAAAGATTACATAGAAAGTATCAATGATGATCTCCCCGACCCTGAGAGCCTGAGTGCTGAGTGGGATAACCTGCCTGAGCTTGCTCCGCCACTTATTGACGGTGTTCTCAGACAGGGTCACAAAATGCTCATTGCAGGTCCGTCAAAGGCAGGCAAGTCTTATGCACTTATCGAGATGTGTGTGGCGATAGCTGAGGGAGTCAAGTGGTTTGGCTGGCAATGCACCAAAGGCAAGATACTATACGTCAACCTAGAGCTTGACAGAGCATCTTGTCTGCATCGTTTCAAGGACGTGTACACCGCAATGCACCTAGAGCCTGAAAACCTCAACAGCATAGACATATGGAACCTGCGAGGTCACAGCGTACCAATGGACAAGCTTGCACCAAAGCTTATACGCCGAGCAAGCAAGAAAAATTACATTGCCGTGATAATAGACCCTATCTACAAGGTCATAACAGGCGACGAGAACTCAGCAGACCAAATGGCGCACTTTTGCAACCAGTTTGACAAGGTATGCACAGAGCTTGGCTGTGCAGTCATATACTGCCACCACCACTCAAAGGGAGCGCAGGGCGGTAAGCGTTCAATGGACAGAGCCAGCGGTTCAGGAGTATTCGCCCGTGACCCTGACGCACTTCTTGACCTTTCAGAGCTTGACATTTCAGACAGCCTTTACAAGCAGCAGGAGGACGAAACTGTTTGCCGTATCTGTGAGAACTGGATGAGGAGATTTTACAGAAATACTGATGATCTTTGTTCACAGGACGATCTTGTTACGCCGTCAAAAATGCTTGAGATAACCCACAAGTATCTGCACCCGAACTCATACAAGCTTATGATGGCCGACATAGACAAGGCTAAGCTTGCAGTAAGAAACCGCACGGCATGGCGTATAGAGGGTACTCTGAGAGAGTTCCCGAAGTTTGCTCCCCTCAATATGTGGTTTGATTATCCTGTTCACAGAGAGGATACTGTGGGCGTGCTTAAAGACTGCGAGGTAGAGGACATCACACCGAATTGGAAAAAGAATTTCAGCAAGAAGAAGACCAATGAAGACCGCAGCAAGGAACGCAAGGAGAGCATTGAAACAGCTTTCAGCGGTGTGCAGGAGAACGGCAAGTGCCGCATTTCTGAGCTGGCGGAGTACATAGGAAAGGGTGAAAAGACAGTGCGTTCATACCTCAAAGAGCATGGTGGTTTCTGGATAGATGGCGGCGAATGCGGCTTAAAGAAGTGAGGGAAAGAAAGGAAAAAGTCGAGAAAATTTACTTTGAAACGGAAAAGAAAAAATCGAGTATGCGTAAGGAAAATATCGGTGTTTTCCCTTAGGAAGAAAATATCGACAAAATACCGACTTTTTCCCGAGGGAAGAAAAAGTATATTATTACATAATATATATTTTCGGGCATAAGCCGCCCGAAAATCTATTCTGAAATAATAAGGCGGCTAGCACACCGACCGCACGAGAGGAGCAGATAACAATGACTGAATTTTTTATGGCAATGATACCGCCGACAGCTACAGCGCAGGAACACAAGGTGGCAGTGAGAAACGGCAAGCCTATATTTTATGACCCACCTGAAGTGAAAGCGGCAAAAGAAAAGCTCATGGCAAATCTTTTTAAGTATAGCCTTAACACTCCATACCGTGAGGGCGTTCGCCTGACGGTGAAGTGGCTGTTTCCAAATGACGGCAAGCACAAGGACGGAGAGTACAAGATCAGCAAGCCCGACACAGACAACCTGCAGAAGATGTTCAAGGACTGTATGACAAAGCTTGATTTCTGGACAGACGACCAGCTTGTGGCGAGCGAGATATGCGAAAAGTTCTGGGCGGACATACCTGGCATTTATGTGAGGATAGAGGAGCTATGACGATACACGAAGTAAAGAAAAGTCTTGGACGCAGGGTGAGTTACAACGGCTCTGATTGCTACGAACTGACAGGGTGCATTATCCGCAAGAGCAGTAAGACAGGTCAGTTCTTCTATCAGGCAGAGATCGCTGACAAGACTTGTGGCAACACGTTGGTGTATTGTAGGCTGGAAGAGTTGAGGTGTGAGAATGAAACACACTGACCACACCCTCTGCTGGCACTGCCGCCACGCAGTGCCGACAAAGGATAAGATAACAGGAGAATACCTCACAGGCTGTGCATGGTCCATAGACCGCAGACCTGTTGAGGGTTGGAGGACGTGTCAGCACAGAATGTATGAAGCGCAAAAGGGAGGTATGTTGCATTCATATACTGTGACGGAATGTCCTGAGTTTGAGGAGGGGTAAAATGGCAAAGGACAAAACACCCGAAGAACTGTTAATGCAGTATTCGGCAGGAATTTTAAAGTCAATAGAGCAGTACAAGTCCATTATCGAGCATGGCTGCAGCGACCCATCATGGCCTGACGGCTGTAATGCCAACTTGTGCAGAAACCACGTTCTAGCGTATAAGCGATATATTCTAGATATCTGCGCGGATAACGATTTGGAAATCCCACAGGAATATTACCTGCCAACGCCGCCTGAACAGGACAATCGCTTTATGGCTGACAAGACTAGCGAAAGGTACAAAAGGTTGAACAGCTATCCTGATTATAACGGCAGGCTGACAACGAGGAAAGTTGACTATGATGATAGTCAGATGAGTTTATAGGAGGGGTAAAAGTGAAAAGCTATGAGGAGCGTACCAAAGACAATGAACAGAAGATAGCAGCTTTCCAAACTAAGCAAAAAATGCCGTATGAGTTCAAGGTCAAATACGCTGAGGTCAGAGTAAGGGAGTTCATTCGTGAATGTGACAAAAGAAATCTGAATACGCACATATCGGTAGGCGGACTTGACAGCATAACGCTTTTGAAATTTATACATGATTACTGTGGTTTCAGTTATGTTCCAGGTGTATCGGTATCTAGTCTTGAAGACAAATCTATTCAGCAGATACACGAGCAACTTGGTGTGATAAAATTAAGCCCATACAAGTCAAAAATAGATATCATACGGGAATATGGTTTTCCTGTACTATCAAAAGAAACAGCCGCAAAAATAGAACTGCTTGCACACCCTACGGACAAGAACAAGACAGTTCGTCACGCTATCATAACGGGTGAAACGGGAGAGTATGGCGGTTTTCGCAAGCATACAAGAATGCAGCTTTCTCAGCGCTGGCTTGAACTGTTTGGCGGTTACGAAAATGAAAACGAGGGTGTTGACTACAAGATACCGCCGTTTAAGGTATCATCACAATGCTGTTTCTGGATGAAAGAAAAGCCGTGTGATGATTGGGCAAAGCAACACAAGAGCGTGCCGTTCTTAGGACTTATGGCAAGTGAGGGTGGCAGACGTGAAAAATCGCTAATGCTTAACGGCTGCAATTACTTTGGCAAAAGCACGATACGTTCAGCACCATTTGCCATATTTACAAGGCAGGACTTGCTACAACTTGCACTTGACCTGAATGTGCCTGTGCCTACAATCTATGGCGAGATAAAACGTGACTTTGACGGAAAGCTTTGCACAACAAAAGCTCAGCGTACAGGCTGTTCAATGTGCGGTTTCGGCATACATATGGAACAGCGTCCTCACCGATTTGACAGGCTTCGTGAAAGAAATGAAAAAGAGTGGGATTTCTGGATGAACAAGTGTTGTGAAGATGCTGACGGCACAAAGTACGGCTGGGGAAGAGTTCTTGACTATATCGGCGTTGAATGGCGTGACAGAGTATTTGATATGAAAAATAACCAGCTTAGTTTGTTGGATATCGAGGAGGCAAAAGAATGAAAACACATAATCTGAAACTTAGCATAGACTTTTGTGACGCCGTTCTGAGCGGTGAGAAAACCTTTGAAGTCAGAAAGAATGACAGAGGTTTTCAGACAGGAGATCTGATAAGATTTATACCGACTGACGGAACGTCTTATCGTAGCTCAGACGGCACAGTAAGAGAACACGCAAAACATGAGATATCAGGATATACATACAAGATAACATATATCCTCAACGGCTGGGGAATAAAGAACGGGTATGTTGTGCTGGGAATTAAGGAGTATAGACAAACTGAGGAGGTATAACAATGTCAAGATATATTGACGCAGAAAAGTTAAAGTGTTCTATTGATTCGGAAACAGACAGCATATTTGATTGGGATATGACCATAGAAGAACTTTATTATAACCTGTGCAAACTGATTGATGATGAACCTACCGCAGACGTGCAGCCTGTGAAGCGTGGAACATGGGAGAATACAAACACACCTAATCAGCTTAGATGCAGTAATTGTGAAATCATTCACTTTATAGCTCAGTATCCACACGGTGAGATAAATTACTGCCCAAACTGTGGTGCTAGAATGGACGGTGACAGCAGTATCGCTGATATAATCAACGAACAGCCTACCGCAGACGTGCAGGAGGTCAAGCACGGAAAGTGGATATTTCACGAACGCACAAAACTTGTACCGACTAACAAACTTGGCATAAAAGAAGAGTACACTAATGGTCATAGCTGTGCTATTGTAGATGATAAAAGCGTTAATCAAAAAATTATGATTATGATGAAACGTATAACATTAAAAATTCCTGTATGTTCGGTCTGTGGTTGGTGCGGATATGATGAATACAATGCAACGAATTACTGCCCTAATTGTGGAACAAGAATGGACGGTGACAGCAATGGCTGACCCTATGACCATGTCACGCCTGAAAGCCTACCGCAGGAACGCCTCAGCCATTGAGGACATCAAGGCAGAGCTTTCGGGCAAGTACGTTGCAGACAGTATCAGCGTATGCACTCCACCGTCCTACACACCACACAGCACACGCATAGACGGTTTTCTGCCAAGTGGCGATACACTTTCGTTGCTGTGCGAACAGGCACGGTTAGAGCGTGAGCAGAGGGCTGTTGAGGAGTTTATCAAGGGAATAGAGGATAGACAAATGAGGAAGATATTTGTACTCAGGTTTGTAAAGGGATTGACTTGGATACAGATAGGACACAAGGTCGGAGGTACGGCGGACGGCTGTAGAATGGCAGTCAAAAGATATTTGAAAAAATAATCAAGTGTGTTCGTTTTGTTCGTTTTGGGTGTGATATAATTATACTGAGGAAAGTGTAGATGTACCTCAGACTTGTACTTTCATTGAAGTCACCTCCAATTTTCTAAGCCCCGTAAGGGGCTATGCAGAACGTGAGTGCATGAGCTTGCGTTCTGTTCCAACAGGTTAGTGCTTAATCCTACTTTTTGAAAAGCACCTTTCCATTAACATTGCCAACACTGACGAGTGTTCGGGCAGGATTGCAAAGCTGTATTGCAACAGGTACAGCTTTGAATTTGCAGGGAAAGCGAGCCACCGCTCAGACCTGCTCCACCATTACAAAACTCCTTATAATATTTTCACAAGAGGCACTCCGAATGGGGTGTCTTTTGCGTTGCACGGAGGTATACAATGCCAATACCAAGACCAGACCGAAGCGGTTCACATCAAACACAGTTTCGTATCAACAAGAAAAAGATATATGCTACCCAAACAGTCTGCGGTATCTGTGGAAAACCTGTTGATTTTTCATTGAAATATCCGCACCCACTGTCGGCTTGCATTGATCATATCATACCCATTGCAAAAGGCGGTCACCCCTCAGCCCTTGAAAACCTACAGCTTGCTCATTGGTGTTGCAATCGTCAGAAATCTGATAAATTGGTAGAAAAACAGGTGTTTGACCAAAAGGTAGAAGCCGTATCCAACCGTGTTTTACCGCAAACTTTTGATTGGAAGTCGATTTAAACACGAATTTCCACGAAATTTCCAATTTTTTTGAGCATATGGGGGCATACCACCCCCTTTGAGGGGCAATTTCACGTTCACGCCTTCATTGTGTAAATATCTCGCAGAATTTTAAACAGGAGCAAAAATATGACAAACGAAATATACGGAATTGACTATCTGCGACGCAGACTTGCCGATAAACAAACACGAGTGCTATTGAGATATAAGTACTACGAAATGAAAAATAACGCACAGGACTTTTCGAGCCTTGCTCCCGAAAAATTCAAGGGGCTAAAGGAAACTGTCGGTTGGTGTGCGAAAGCAGTCGATAGCCTTGCTGACCGCTTGCAGTTCGATGAATTTCAAAATGATGAATTTGATCTGAGCGAAATATTCTTGTCAAACAATCAGGATATACTCATTGATTCTGCGGTGCTTTCGGCTCTTATCTCAGCGTGTTCTTTCGTCTATATCCGAGAAGATAACGGCTATCCTCGCCTGCAGGTCATTGACGGCTCAAATGCCACCGGTATCATTGACCCTGTGACAAATCTGCTAACCGAGGGCTATGCAGTGCTTGAGCGTGACAGCATGGGTGTTGTAAAGACAGAGGCTTATTTCATGGCAGGCATGACGGAAATATACTCCCATGGTGTGCTTGTTCAGCGTATACCAAACGCTGCACCATATGCACTGCTCGTGCCGATAATATATCGTCCTGACGCAAAGCGTCCGTTCGGTCACAGCCGTATTTCAAGAGCTTGCATAGCCTATACACAGACAGCTCTCAGAACTATAAAACGCTCTGAGGTGTCGGCTGAATTTTATAGCTTTCCTCAAAAATATGTGCTTGGATTATCTGAGGACGCAGAGTTCAATAACCGCCTTGCTACGATATCCTCTTTTCTGAACTTCACAAAAGACGGCGACGGCGATCACCCCATTGTAGGACAGTTTCAACAGCAATCAATGACGCCATATACTGAACAGCTGAGAACACTTGCAAGCCTGTTCGCAGGAGAAACAGGACTGACCCTTGATGACTTGGGCTTTGCCACCGAAAACCCTTCCAGCGCAGAGGCTATCAAGGCAGGTCATGAAAACCTACGATTAACGGCACGCAAGGCGCAGAGGACGTTCGGAACAGGTCTGCTCAATGTGGGCTATCTTGCCGTTTGTATCCGTGACAGATACGCATATCAAAGAGATGCGTTCAGAGATACAAAGGTCGCATGGTTGCCTATCTTCGAGCCTGACGCTGCGGCACTTTCAGGCGTGGGCGACGCTATCTTGAAGATAAATCAGGCTGTTCCTGACTACTTAGGTGCAAGAAACATAAAGGCTCTCACAGGTATGGAGAGTGACGGCAAATGAGCGCACTTTCAGACAAAATAAAAAGCGACCTTGTCAAGCTTTCAAAAAGCGACAAACATTTGCAGAGCATTATAAAAAGGCTTGAAAGCGGTAACGCAAACCTCACTGATGTTGATGACTTTGCACAGGCAACAGGAGCTGTGCTGAAAAAAGTCTTTGAGAAAAGCATAACCGAAAGCCCAAAGGCTTTTACAGATGAACAGCTTATTGCTGAGATACTCGGTGATATATTTGGTGATAATTACGAACTTATAAACTCTGTGGCTGAAAATATCCAAAAGCAGCTTGATAAGGTGGCAGGCATAGGCATAAAGCCGCAAAGATCAGATTTTCCCTCTGAGAGGATAGAAAATCTTGCAAAAGTGACTGCTCAAAAGGACCTTACCGACAAGACGGCACTAAGCGAGTTCACTGCGTCAGTTGAGAACATAAACGGCTCGATTTTTACCGATTATGTCAAAACAAATGCTGACTTTCGCAGTAAGGCAGGACTTAAAGTCTACGTTATCCGTTCAGACCACAGCAAGTGCTGCGCATGGTGTTCAAAGCTTGCAGGAAAGTACGTCTATCCCGATGTTCCCAAGGACGTGTGGCGACGGCATAAGCGCTGCACCTGTGAGATAACCTACGTCAATGAAAAGGCAGGCACATATGATAAGATAAGCTACTCAGACGTTCAAAACGGCAAAGAGATCGAAACACGCAAGCAGGTCACAAGGCTCACACCTGAGCAGGCGAGAGCTAAGGAAAAAGAAGTGCTTAGCAGGATTGACAAATCGAGAAAAAATGGTATAATGAAATCAGGAAGAAACCTTGAACGAAAAGAGCAAAACATAGGTGCGTTCTCAACGTTGACAGTGCCAATGCAGAAAAGAGAAATTCTGAACATATGTAGAAAATATTCTATTGATACTAGTGGAATAACCTTTAAGATTCAGCGTTCTGAAAAACTCCTTGCACTTCCTTTTTATGGCTCAACAGACTATAATAACATAGGAAGAATAGACTTGTTCCCAAGTGCATTTTCTTCTGAAGAGGAATTAGTAAAAACCATATTGCATGAAAAGTGCCACGTTTTACAGCTAAAGAAACATGGCAAAGCATATGCTCAGCAAAACTTAGATTTAATGGAAAAACAAGCTTATAGGTTTGAACGATTATTTTATAGCTTGGTTACAAAGAGGTGATAGTATGAAATGGCTTGACAATCTAGCGAGTATAAAGCAGCTCCATAAGGCAGGCAAATGCCCATATTGCGGACAAGAAAATACAGATTACAGATTGCTTGAAATAAGCAGTGGTAAAGGATATGGAGATGTTTGGTGCAATGACTGTAAAAAAGCTTTTCATATTTCTCGTATAGAAGTATCAGAGACAGACATTCGAGAAAAGCAGTTACCTCCTGAACTCAAATATTAGTTAATAACCGCTCCGCTACGGCGAGGCGGTATTTTTATACCCAAAATCAGAAAGGACGGATAAATATGAATTTCGGACAGGCAATCGAAGAAGCAAAGAGAGGTAAGAAAATAGCAAGAAAAGGTTGGAACGGCAAAGGACAGTATGTTGAGCTTGCCACTAATGTTAGTTATAAATCACCTAATGGTACTGTGACAAATGTAGACCATAAGGATATGGGCAATAAAGCATTAGCGTTTGTGGGAACTTCTGGCGTACAACTTGGCTGGCTTGCAAGTCAAGCAGATATGTTGTCGGAAGATTGGCAGACAATAGACTAATCAAACATCGGAACTAAGCACCTTAACGGGTGCTTTTTTCATACCCAAAAGGAGGTAATTCCCTATTGAGGATAAGAGAATCGGCAGGCAGACCCCCACCACAGCCCTTGTCCTGCCTTATGAACAGACTAAGGGCAACGAGGCTGTAGAGTTATATAACAGCACAGGCAGGACTGCTCAGGAATGGCAGGAAATACAGCTATATGACATAATGGCGACCAATGACGAGGGATTGTGGACGCATATGAAATACGGCTACAGCGTGCCAAGACGTAACGGAAAATCTGAAATACTTATAATGCGTGCTCTCTGGGGACTTATCCACGGAGAGCGTGTTCTTTATACGGCACACAGAACGACCACCTCTCACAACGCATGGGAAAAGGTCATTGAACGTCTTGCAAAGGCAGGATATACCGAAAAAGAGGATTTCAAGAGCACAAAACAGTTTGGCCTTGAACGTATTGAGTGGCTCAAAGATAATGACGGAGGTCTTATCAACTTCCGTACACGTTCATCAAAAGGGGGACTTGGTGAGGGCTATGACCTGCTCGTTATAGACGAGGCTCAGGAGTACACGGCTGACCAAGAAAGTGCATTGAAATACGTTGTTACCGATTCTGCAAACCCTCAGACACTGATGTGCGGCACTCCTCCCACTGCGGTATCATCTGGAACTGTGTTCTATCAGTACCGCCGTGACACTCTGAGTGGAACTAACGTTGACAGCGGCTGGGCGGAGTGGAGCATACCTGAAATGGCTGACGCACATGACCCTGAACTTTGGTATGAAACAAATCCCTCACTCGGCACGATACTGACCGAGCGTAAGATACGTTCAGAGCTTGGCAAAGACCAGACAGACGATAATATCCAGCGTTTAGGACTGTGGTTAAGATACAATCAGAAGTCCGCTATAAGCCGAGAGGAATGGCATAACTATCAGCTCGATACAGCACCAAAGCTTTCAGGCACACCTGAGCTGTTCTTCGGTGTTAAGTATGCAAGATATACGGCAAACGTTTCTCTTGCAGTTGCAGTTAAAACTTCTGACGGCAAAATATTCGTTGAAGCTATCGACTGCCGCCCTGTGCGAGAGGGGAACGGCTGGATAATCTCGTATCTCAGAAATCCTCACGCAAGGCAAGTGACTATAGACGGTGCAAACGGACAGGCTGTGCTTGAAAGTGATATGAAAGACGCAGGAGTTAAGTGTAAGGCTGTGCTTCCAAAGGTGTCAGAGGTGGTGCAGGCGGCAGCTCAGTTTGAGCAAAATCTGTTTGCCGATAAGATATGCCACGCAGATCAACCAGCACTTGAGCAGGCTGTTTCAAACTGTGAACACAGAGCCATAGGCTCAGGCGGAGGTTTCGGTTACAGCTCTATTATGGAGGGTGCTGACATTTCGCTGTTAGAGTCGGTGGTGCTTGCACATTGGAGCTGTGCGAACGCTAAAGAAAAGAAAAAGCAAAAGATAAGCTACTGATATTTGAAAGGAATGATATTATGGCAGAAGAATTTGAGCCTGTCACAACGCAGGAACAGCTTGACAAGATAGTAAATGCCAAGCTAGAGGAAAACACAAATGCTGTCACAAAGCAGTTTGAGGGATATGTTTCCCCTGCTGATATGGCAGAAAAGGTCAAGGGCTATGAAACCACTATAGCAGACCTTACGGCAAAGGGCAAGGCGGCTGAACAGAGCCTTTTCAGGGTGAGAGCCGCACAGGAGTACGGACTTCCTGCGGAGCTTTCTGACAGGCTCAGCGGTGAGGACGAAAAGTCTATAAGAGCCGATGCAGAAAAGATGTCAAAATACTTTAAGACATCACACAATGCCCCTGATTTCAGAGCAGAGGGCGACCCAAGCAAAAACAGTGCGGAAAACGCACTTAGAAAAACACTTGAAAAGCTGAAAGGAGAATAATCATGGCAGAAATAATTAAGAGAGGCACACTTCTTGAGCCTGAAACAGTAACAAGCATTTTTTCAACAGTAAAGGGTCATTCCACCCTTGCAAAGCTTAGCGGCAGAGATCCTGTATCTTTTAACGGCAACGACTATTTCGTTTTCTCTATGGACGATGAGGCGGACGTTATCGGTGAAAGCGAGGCTAAATCCGCAGGCAGTGCTAAGCTCGGCAAGGTAACAATGCGTCCGCTCAAGATCGAATACGGCGCACGCTTCAGTGACGAGTTCATCTATGGAACAGACGAAAAAAAGCTTGAGGTCATGAAAGCATTTGCAGAGGGTGCAGCGATCAAGTTTGCTCGTGCGATAGACATTCTCGGCTTTCACGGAATCAATCCAAGAAAGAAAACTGTTGTCGCTGCTCTCGATAATAACTATATCGACAAGGCGGTAGCTGACAATAGTGCAAAGGTCGATTTTGACAGCACAGACCCTGAGGGCAATCTTGAAGACGCTATTGCTCTGCTTGGCGACTACGAGGCAACAGGCTTTGCACTTTCAAAGGACTTTGCCTCTGCACTTGCAAAGCTCAAGGTCAACGGCGTAAAGCAGTATCCAGAGTTTGCTCTCGGTGCAAACCCGGGCAGCCTTAACGGCACAGCCTGCGATGTAAATTCCACCGTAAACTTTAACAAGGGTACAGACAGAGCTATCGTGGGCGACTTTGCGAGAGCCTTTAAGTGGGGCTATGCTAAGGAACTTCCTTTGGAGGTCATTCCTTATGGCGACCCTGATAACTCAGGCAGAGATCTGAAAGGTCACAATGAGGTGTATCTCAGAACAGAGGCTTATATCGGCTTTGCTATCCTTGACCCTAAGGCGTTTGCAGCCGTTCAGGCCGTTCAGGCAACAGAATGAGCAGCGTTTATGCCACTATCGACGACATAGCAGTATACGGACGAAAGCTTACATCACAGGAGCAGCAGGCGGCGGATAGTCTTATCGAGACCGCCTGCGCAAAGCTCCGTGTTATAGGCAAGCGTTACGGCGTTGATGTCAATGCCCTTGTGACAAGTGATGAAGACTATGCGTTGACAGTAAAGGCGATAATCTCAAAGGCTGTTGTGAGAAGTCTTGACTGTTCGGCTGATAATGCACCACCTGCTGTGCAGGCGTCACAGGCAGCTATGGGCTATTCGGTGTCAATGACTTATCTCAATTCAGGACAATCTTTATATTTTCTCAAAAACGAATTGAAAGAGCTTGGTATCATTCGTCAGAGGTGGGGAGCTATGGAGGTATATGACTATGAGAACAATGATAAAGGGAATTTCGGTGAAGCTTAAAGTGCAGACGCAGACAGGCGTTGACGGCTTTGGCAGACCAACTTATGAGGATAGTTGGGAGCTTGTTGACAACGTTCTTGTGGGCGAGCCGTCATCTGATGATGTTATAAGTGAGCTTAACTTATCGGGTAAGCGCATAGCTTATGTGCTTGCTATACCGAAAGGCGACACTCACACCTGGGAGGACACGGAAGTTGAGTTCTGGGGAATGACGTTCAAAACTGTTGGTATCCCTACGCAGGGCATTGAAGAAAACCTGCCCCTCAGTTGGAACAAGAAAGTCAAGGTGGAGCTGTATGGGTAAGGTGAAGATAGTCCTTGACCGCAAGGCAGTAAGGCAAATGCTGCGTTCAAAAGAGGCTGAGAACATATGCCGCGAGTTTGCCGACAAAGCGGCACAGCGGCTGGGTGACGGCTACGAGGTGTCAACCTACTCAGGCAAAAAGCGTGTGAACGCAAGCATAAAGGCTGTGACCTACAAGGCGAGAAAGGAAACAAAGCAGGACAATGCCATATTAAAGGCGGTGCTGAGAAAATGATAGAAGAAGTTATACTGAGCTATCTGAGCAAGAGCCTTGGCGTTCCTGTGTTTATGGAAGAGCCGTCCTCACCGCCGCAGAAGTATATCATCATCGATAAGCTGGGCTCGTCTGAGAAAAACAGACTATCTTCGGCGACCTTTGCCGTGCAGTCATACGGCGGCAGCCTTTATGATGCAGCAAGGCTCAATCACACTGTCAAGGCAGCTATGCGTGACGCTGTGACCCTCGATGACGTCATATCCTGCAAGCTGAACAGCGACTACAACTACACCGATGAGGAAACAAAGCGATACCGCTATCAAGCAGTATTCGACATACGATTTTACGATTAAAAGGAGAGATAAATATGTCAAACACCAATAATGCAAACAACGTTACCGCAGGCAAGCCTAAGATAGGCGGTGCGGTATATCGTGCTCCTAAAGGCACAACGCTGCCGACAGATGCAACATCGGCTCTTGCAGCGGAGTTCAAGTGCCTCGGCTATTGCTCAGAGGACGGACTTTCTAACGGCAATGACCGCTCAAACAGCAATGTAGCAGCCTGGGGCGGAGATGTAGTGCTCAATATGACCAACGCAGGCAGCGACACATTCACGCTGACGCTCATCGAAACGCTCAACGAGGAAGTGCTCAAAACTGTCTACGGCTCTGATAACGTCACAACTGCACTTGAGGGCAAGGACATAACAGTTGCCGTGAACGGCGGCTCTGACGAAGAGAGCGTGTATGTTTTCGAGCTTATCCTCAAGGACGGAGCGTTAAAGCGTATCGTAGTCCCTTGTGCCTCTGTAACGGCTCTGGGCGAGATCAAGTATATAGACACTGACGCCGTGGGCTATAACATCACGCTGACAGCCGTCAACGACAGCAAGGGCAACTCACACTATGAGTACATTCACCTGAAATCTGAGTAACAGGAGGAAGATCATATGCTTAAAGGTATCACAAAAAGCGGCTTTGACTATGAGATAGAGGATAAAGCTCTTGACAACTGGGAGCTGCTTGAATCACTTGTGGCGATAGATGAGGGCGACACTGCCGCTGTCATCAAGGTGGCAAGACAGCTCCTTTCCAAGGCACAGCTCGACAGCCTCAAAGAGCATTGCAGAGATAAAGACACAGGCATAGTGTCAAGGAACAAGATGCTTGCAGAGATCGCTGATATATTGAAAGGCGAAGGCTCAGAGGGCGACAAAACAAAAAACGCCTGAGGGCTGTCTGCGGACTTGCCCATATGATATGCCGTGATGAGATGTCGCTTGCCTGCGATCTCGCAGAGGTCTATCACATATACGACTACAAAACGCTGCCACTTTCCTCAGTGGCGGCGTTTTTTATGGGTCTGCGTCCCGACAGCCGATGCAAGATGCTGCTCTCGGGGGATAAGGTCACTCTTGACACGCTCCTTGCTGCAATGATATATGACAAGCTTGCGTGGCTGCAATGGGCTAAAACGAAAGACGGTGCAAGAGGTGTGAACATACCCGAAACTGTTGTTTCAAAGCTTTTAGGCGACAGTGAGAGCAAAACACGAGGATTTACAAGTATCGAAGAATTTGAAAAGGCAAGGCAAGATCTGATAGGAGGTGAAACGTAATGGCGGAAGGAACTAAGCTTGCGGACGCATATGTGCAGATAATACCTATCTCTGAGGGAATAACAAGCAAGATAAAGGAACTCTTTAAGGACCTGCCCGACGAGGGCGACAGCGCAGGCGAGAAAACAGGCGAAAGCTTTGCAGCGAAACTCAAAAAGGCTATAGCGGCGGCAGGTGTGGGAGCGGCTATAAGCAAGGTCGTCACCTCTGCATTCACTGAGGGTGCGGCTCTTGAGCAGTCGCTTGGCGGTGTTGAAACGCTCTTTAAAAAGCACGCTGATATTGTCAAGAAGAACGCACAAGATGCCTACAAGACCGCAGGAGTAAGTGCAAACGAGTATATGGAGAACGTCACGAGCTTTTCTGCGTCGTTGCTTTCATCTCTTGGCGGTGACACACAAAAGGCGGCTGAGGTCGCTCACACTGCTATGGTGGATATGTCCGACAACGCCAACAAATTCGGCTCGGATATGCAGTCTATACAAAACGCTTATCAAGGTTTCGCAAAGCAGAACTACACAATGCTTGACAACCTCAAGCTTGGCTACGGTGGAACAAAGTCTGAAATGGAAAGGCTTTTGCAGGACGCTCAGAAGTTCAGCGGAGTTGAATACAACATTGATAACCTGAGCGACGTTTACAACGCTATCCACACAATTCAGCAAAACCTTGATATCACAGGCACAACAGCCAAAGAGGCAAGCACCACCTTTTCAGGCTCTTTCGCAAGTATGAAAGCAGCTGCAAAGAACTTTCTGGGCGTGCTTACCGCAGGGGGTGACGCCGACAAGGCTTTCAATGACCTGTTAGGCTCGGCAGACACTTTCTTTGAGAATGTGAAACGCCTTGCTAAAAGCTTTCTCTCACAGTCTGTGCAGGTGTTTGACACGGCAGTGGGTCAGCTTTTTGAGAAAATGGGCGTTGACGCAGAAAATATAGAGGGCGTTATAGAGGGTGTTCACAACGCCCTTAAATCCATAACAGCGGCAATTGTGACATTCATTGCGGTGTCAAAGGTGTCTGCGGTCACAAAGTCCTTTGAGGGGCTTACTCTGCAAATGATACAAGGCAAGGCTATGGCAACAGCAATGAATGTCGAAATGGCTATAACACAGAACCTTGCAGGGGGTATCGCCGCAGGTATCGCACTCATAGGCAGTGCGATAATAAATCATTTTGCCAACGAGATAGACGTCACAGAAAGCAGTATAGTGAATTTGTCCGAGAGCGTCAAACAGTTTTCGGACAAATGTCTTTCCACCAAGAGTGCTGTTGAAAGTCTTCACGAGGAGCTTGCCGACAGCACAGACAGTAATAAAAAGCAGGCTGACTCTTATCGTGCACTCAATGACAGGCTCAAAGAGCTGAATGAAACTGAAAATAAAAGTGCTGATGAAAAAGCCGAAATGCAATCCATTATAGATCAGCTCAACGGCGATATAGAGGGTCTTAATCTGACCATAGATGATCAGACAGGCGGCTTGAAAAACAACACAGCCGCAGTAAGCGATATGCTTGACGCTTATGCGGATATGCAGGATACAAAGGACTTGCAGGATAAGCTTGCGGAGGCTCTGAGAAACCAAGCGGCGGCTCAGAACGAGTATGATGAAGCACTTGAACGATACAAGCAGGCTAAGGCTGACGGCTTGACAGGTGATGATTTTGACGCACTTGCACTGTCCCTCAACACCGCTCACGGTGCACTTACAACAGCAAACAATGACCTTTCCTCTGTAAGACAGTCCATAGAGGAAGCAAACACCGCTCAGAAAGAATTTGCCGACGCTTATGCAGTGACAACAGGCTCGATAGCGGAGCTTTCGGAAGAAACGCTGTCACAGATTAATGACATCTGTGGCAAGTATGCAGACGCATACAAAACTCAGCATGACCTTGTGTTCGGGCAGATAGATCTTCTTGACGAGTTCTGTGGTAAGTCAAATGTGACCGCCGATCAGCTCATCGCAAATCTTGACGATAACATAAACGGCTTTACCGACTGGGAAAACAATCTTGCCAAGCTGAAGAAAAAGGTCGCAGACGGCATTATCACTCAGGACTTTTATGACAACCTTGAAGAAATGGGTCCAAAGGGTGCAGGCTATGCAAAGGCGTTCGCTGATATGTCAGATAAGGAACTCAAGAAATACTCTGTAAAGAGCAAGGGCATTTTTGACGAAATGAATGACTACGTTGACAGAAGTATGAGCAAGATGAAAGATTCTTCTGCAAAGCTTCTTGCAGACCTTGTTGACCTGCCGTCACAAAACTACTACAGTATGCGGACGGCGTATGAAGTACTAGGACAGTACGCCGCAGACGGCTACGCAGACGGCATACAGAGCAGAATGTCATTTGTAAGTGCCACAGTAAATGAAATGGTCACAAGGGGCATAACCGCCGCAAGGCTTGCTCAGGATTCACATTCGCCGTCAAGAGTTTTCCGTACACTGGGCGGATATGTGGGCGAGGGCTATGCACTGGGCGTGGCTGATGAAACATATCTTGCGGTGCAGGCGTCTGAAAATATGGTAAGGTCTGCGATACAAAGTGCAAGCAAGGTAGATAACAGCATTGACGTTTCATCGCTGAGAGAGCAGGCAGCGGCTCAGACTATGCCCGACACCTCAAACACAGCTATGAGATCGGCTATCCTTAACGCACTGGCAGAATACGCCTCGGTAGGTGATAAGAACAGCAGACAGCCTCTTAACGTGAATGTGATGATAGACAAGCGAGTTGTCGGCAAGGCAGCAGTCGAGGATATAAACTCTCAGACAAAGCTTAACGGCAAGTCGCCGCTTATGTAAGGAGGTCAAAATGGCGTATCTTAAATTTGGTGATACTGAAATAGCCGTGCCGACAACATTCACCATAGACAAGAAGAAAATAATGTCCGACAATGCAGGGCTTGCGTCTACCTGCCGATATGTGGGCGATGTAAAGGGCTTGCAGACCACGCTTCACCTAGAGTGGGCAAACTTAAAGCCGCAGGAAGTGGCAGCAATAAACAGCTATGTTCTGGATATGCAGGACACTGACTTTCCTGTTACCTATCTTGACGAAACTTTCAACGAGGTCACAGCACGCTTTCGGGCAGAGGGAACGGCATATGAACAGTGGGGCTGGGATAAGAACAGGCAGCTTTGCAAGGTGCTTTCTCTTGACCTTTACGCTTATTCCGCAGGCGAGGTGACGTAAATGCACACAGTAAGCGACATCGTATCAACCAAAATAGAAAGCTACTGCCGTACTTGGCGAATGGAGCTTGAAGGCAGCGACAGCGTTATTTCGGGGGATAAGATCATATCTGCAAGCAGCACCTCTCAAAGCACATCTATTTCCGACGATATAGAACTAGGTGCGATATGCTCACAATCGTGGAACATAAATATCAATGATGTTGATACGAAATTTCTCGGCAAAGAGTATGACCTTTCCTTGTACCTTGCGGACTTTACCAGCGAAACCACCTACTCCACCCTAGAAGCCTACACCTACGCAGAACTTTCAAAGCTGACAG